GTGTGGATATTCCGTTTAGGAGTTTTCACAAAATCCGTAAGACATACGCAACGAAACTTATAGATGCAGGTGTGCCGGAAAAAGTTATTGAAAAACAGATGGGGCATACCGAGATACTCACCACTAAAAAACATTATTATTTCAACAATAAGCAGGTTTCCGAAATCAAGGAACGGCTTAATAAAGTGTAATCAAATGTAAACGCACTGTAAAAGTGGTGTAAACCCTTATGTATCAAGGGTTTCCGTGATTTAAGTTTCGCTTCGAATCCCATTAGGTGCGTTAAAAACCCTTATTTTTCAAGGGTTTCCAGACATGGAATTGATTACAGTAACCAAAGTGTAACCAAACAGGAGAGAGGAATGGCATATTTACAAGCCGTATGAAGGTTTCCTCTTGAATAATGTGGTGAGATCACAGAAATGTGGTCTTATTTTTTTTTGCAAGAAAAAAGCCACTCATATGAGCAGCTTTTTCACAACAAAACTTCCAAATAAAAGAAAGGTTACCGGCCTTTAACTTTTCTCAGATTATAGCATAGATTTGTCAGAAGCGCAATCCTCAAAAATTATAATGTAAAGATTTTGATACCCCCCTATATTGCACATGGAGAAATATGAGGATTTATCCTTCAAAAAATACCCGGATTTTACCCCTTGATTTCGACAGGATTTCAGGTAAAAATCAGATGGACGCTGGTTCAAGATGATTTTGAGATTTTGAAAAAAATTTTTTCTCAAAAATTATAATGTGCATTTTTTATACCCCCCCTATGTTTGGGGTTCTCTGGATTTGAAAAAAACTTGCTGATTTTTTCCTGACTTTTTACCCCGGGTTTGATGCCGATTTCATAAGTTGTTCACAATTTCCGGGATTTTTCCAGCTTTCGGGATGATCCCCGCAGCGTTCCCGGTCTTAAAAATATCGAACCTTTAAACGGCTTTTAATGGGGTTTTTGTGCTTAGATGGGCATTTATACCACCCCGACACAAAACCGCCCTATTTTGACGCTGTGGCGCGTTTTAGAGGGGTTTTATATTTTGCCGGGGGTGTTGCCGTTCCCGGGGTGTTTCCCCTTGTTTTAGAGCTGTATTTCTTACCGCTGCCGGGATGGTTTAAAATACGCTGTAAAGCATTTAAACACCCTTTAAAGGGGGATTTAATGGGGTAGTAGTATAAACCCACAATATTATTATAAAAACCTTTTTAAACCCCTTTTAAACGCTTTTTAATGTTCGATTATATCCGGGGGGCGGGTTTCCTGTTTCCCGGATTATCCCGGGAACTGTCCCCGGTGTGGTTGTTATGATCCTTTACAAGCTCTTTAAATGCCCTTTACAACCTTTTAAAAGTGTTTAAGGTATATTTATATACATCAGAGGTTTAAACGCCTTTAAACGGGTATAAATACGGCAGCGGTTTATATATAACCATAGACACTAAAAAAAGCCCTTGCCGGGCTTTTAGTGTGTTTGTAAGCTATTTAAAATGTAAGTGTGTAAAGTTCCATTGTTTAAAGCGTCTTTATAACTTGCCGCGCTACCATACCCGGCAGCGGCAGCGGCTTTTTTAACATTGTATTTTCTTTTTTTGTTAGGATTTTTATATTTAAAGTTCATATTATACCCCCTTAAAAGTTTAAAATAGTTCCGTTGCGGTAAAGTGTTTGCTCTCCAACATAACCCGTTTTTACATCCTCAAAAATAAGTAGTTCATTATCGGCTTTAAAATGTGGATATAATTTATTTAAGATCATTCTACAACGGCGGGCGGATAATGTCGGCATATTCCTTTTATAAAATCTATCATCATAACAACTTTTTACTTTGAGATTTTCCGCTATTTTCTCACGTTTTCCGATTGTATATATATTTATTATCATGTCTTAAAACCCCCTTTTTTTTATTATATAATAATTTCGGATTTATTCAAGATTTTTTTGTTTTCCAGAAACGAAAACCCCGTATTTTTACGGGTTTTCGGGCTTTTTTAGTGGCAATAATTTTTATTTGTTTTCCGTTTTTCGGTTATATATGCGACAGCTTTAGCACTTGCCGCCGCTGCCGCTGTTTCTGTTTCTTCGATAGCTCTAAGGATTGTTAATTGATCCCCGGCAGCTTTAACCGCTGCCGCCTTTAATATCTCAAAATTGTTTTTTGTGATTATCATATTAAACCCCCTATAAGTATTTATAATTATGTTTAATTGTTTCTAAGCCCTCTTTTTTGGTGTTGCAATATGTCAGAAAATAAAATGCTTTGTTTCCTTGCATGATTACAAGTTTATATTTATAGTTGTTAACTTTAAATCCGGGGTTAACATCCAGGCGGCCTATAATGTTTTTATAATGGATAAATCTATTTTTTAATTTCATCAGATACCCCCCTTTTTAACAAATTGCATTTTCTTTAAACTCTCTTAAAAGTCCGTATTTTTTGCCGTATGTTGTGAAAAAATCGCTATAAAATGCCAGCTCTTCATAACTGTATTGATACTCATTAAAAAATAAACTCCATAATATCGCAAAATGTCTTAAAATCTTCTTTAAATCAGTATAGCTTTTATTTTTGGTATTTTCCCCGGTGACAATATAAGTATTTTCCCCGATTATATCAAGTTCATATTTTTTAACCATGTTCCACAACGTCCCCGGTGTTGTTGCTATATACGGGTTGCTGCCGTCTTTAAATGTGAAATGTGTATACATATTTTATCCCCCCTTAAATATATAAATAGTTCTTTTTAACATAAGCTACAGCCTCTTTTTTACTGTCGCAATTAATAATTTTTTGCCAGCGGTCGAAACTGTCATTATAAAATAACAAGTTGTATTTTCCCTCAAATTCATTACGGGGCCTATTATCATTTAGATGATATTTAACCCCTTTATAAATAAAATCGCGGTTTTTCATGTTTTCACCCCCTTTTTTTAGTTTCCTATAAATCCGGCTTTTTCTTCCATAAGCTGCCGCCCGTATGCGGTAAGAGTACGCCCGGAAAAATAACCCCTTTTTATAAGGCTTTTAATGTGGAAACAGTCCCCGAAATATGACCCCGTGCCGCCGCCGTTAGTCCATGCAACCGGGATGGCGTATAACGTGCCGTTTTTATCGGCGTAAATGTTCCACCCGTGCATGCTATTGTCAATTGCAAAAAGTCTTAAATCTTTTTTTTCTGTTTTTTCATAAAACGGGAAAACAGTTAAAAATTCTTTTGTCATAAAATAACCCCCTTTTTTATTTGGTTGTTTTGTTGTCTGGTTTTTAAAAAAATCCCCCGGCGGGTTATGATCCCGCCCGCTTTGCAGCGTTCCTTATTTCGGGGGCCGTCCTGTCAAGTATAATTAATTGTGAACCCGGATTTTTCTAAATGTTCCCTTAAATCCCGCAACCCTTTTTTTGTAATTTCAACGGCCGCATTATAAGCGCCGAACCCGATATTATAACAACTTTCCGCTACTTTGTTTTTAAAATCAATTTTTAAGTAATACACATTGCCGTATAAATCGCGCTTAGTTCTGAAAATAAAGTTATCATTCATTATTTGCCCCCCCTTTTTTATCCTGTAATACGCCCCGATATAAGTTCTATTTCGCAGCTTTGCGAACTGTCCGCCGGGTTTATAAGTTCAACAACTTTATAGTTATTATCCCATTGTATTTTATTTATAATGGGATTTGTTTTTAAGATTGCAAGCTCTCTAAAACCGCCCCTTTTTGTTATGATCTCTTTAACACGTTGTTTAATATTCATATTTACACCCCCTTTTTACTTTCCGAAACGTTGTATATCATAAGCATCAAACGGAAAATTTTTATCTTTTAATTCCTTGTTTATTTCTTCCATTTTAGCGTTATAAAGTTCGGCGGCCGCTGCTGCGGTTTCCGCACGTTTCCGGGAGTTTTCCGCCCATTTTCTATAATTTGCAGCTGTTTCTTTGATAAGGGTTTCGATTTCGTCCGCTGTCAAGTAGAAATAAGGCTCTAAAAAACGTTCATTTATAACGCGGCTTTCTTCAACCTTGATATTTGTATATTTTACATATTTATAATTATCTATGTAGTTGCTTACATAACGCCCGGATTTGGTACGCCCGGAAACAGTTATTTCTTTTTCGTAAGCGTGCATTTTCATTAAATGCGGTTCTTTAAAAGTACACCCGGAAAAATTCTTGGACATGATAGAAAAGTCGCTGCCGTCCTTTTTGTGTTCCCTTGTTACTTTTTCCCATAATTCCGCGGTTGTTTCGTACTCCTCCGCCTCCCGGTTATAACGTGTTATAGCGTTCTTTAAATCAATACTTGAAATCATTTCTAACATAGTTTTTTTACCTCCCTTTTATTTGTTTTGTGGTTGTTTTGTTGTGTTAGTTTTTTAAAGATAATTCAATATTTTTTATCAAATCTTTTTTCGCTTTTATTTCTTTGTTGCAACGCGCTAAAAACTCTTTTTTTATCGGTAAGAAATACGGCTCTTTATTTTCCGTCGCGTCCTGTTTCTTCCTTTGTAGTTCTTTTAATTCTAACCGGGCTATTAGCAGCGCCGCGGGTTTATATGCCATATATTACACCCCCCTTTTTCTTGTTTCTATGGTTATAATATAACACATAAAAACGTATTACACAATACTTTTTTGTAAGATTTTCAATAAATAGCAATATATACAAAAACATATTACACAATACGCCTTTTTATTGTGCAAAATGTACAGTAAAAACGTATTTAAAAACGTATTACACAACCAAAACAAAAACATATTACATAAAGCATTATAAAAACATACTGCTAAAACATATATAAAAACAGTTGCAAAAAAATATTGACAAAATATATTTTTGTGTGATATTTATAAGTTAACTTATATTTTAGGGGGTTTTTTATGGACGGTTTAAACAATGACGAAAAAATGGAGCTTGAAAAACTGAGAAAACGCCGGGAAAAACAGTTAAAGCGGCAAAATGACTATGTAAGAAAAAATTATGACCGTTTCGGGTTTGCACTTCCTAAAGGCCAAAAAGCTATTATTGAAAACCACTATAAAAACCGGGGTTATAAAAACATAACGGAATATATAAAAGCACTTATTGAAAAAGATATGAACACCCCGGGGAGCTGATCCCGGCGGCCGGAGATATAAAAAACATGATATATTATAGATTTTGTCAGGATGTAAAAATCCCGGCAAAATCTATTTTTTATTTTCTGGATTTTAAAAAATTTTCAAGGGGGTTTTTTATGTCAGATAATACCCAAAAAGACAACGAAAAAAATATTATAAAAGATATTTATAAATACGATAGCAGCAGCCCGGACGATTTGCCACGGGTTGAAGATAGCAACGAAAAATTGTTAAATGATCCCGAATCCCTTTATCAATATTTTTTCGCAGCTGCACAAGAAATTATCAAACGTGAAAATATTACTTATAATGGGTTTAATGATCCTAAAAAAACCGGGGCTATTCTTAGTTATAATCAATTTCGCTATATTTTAACCCGCATTAATGATTTATACATTGCTAATAATCCCGATTTAGTTAAATCTAAGGGGGTTATAAATACTTATACATGGGACTTTACCAAGATAGAAAAATTATATGATGTATATTTAAGGTTATGTAAATATTATAATTATAATTGTACTGTTTCCCCCTTTGTTGCGGATTTTTTGAACATGGACGAACAAAAATTTGCTGACGGGCTAACCGCTGGCAAGAGTGAGAAGCTCAAAAGGATATGGAAAAATGCCCGCGCCGGGTTATTTTCTGACATGGAAAATAGTACAATCCCCTTGCATAGGCTGGCGATTGCTAATAGTGTTTATAAGCTGCCGGAGATGGAAAAACCGACACAAGAAACAACGCCCGCGGCTATGTTGCCGGATTTGTCCGGGTATATTTCACAGCTTGAAACCCCTAAAAGTGGAATTGATCCCGGAAACGAAACAATTTAAAACCATCAAAAACAGGACAAAAACCCAAAAACGCCCATAAAATAAGGGGTTTGAGGGTTTCGGGGTGGTTTCTATTTCTGCGTTAAATTAAAGTTTAACGAAATAATACACGAAAAATTGAAAACAATTCAGGCCCCGGGCGTTGTTTTTGCCGTTTCTGGAATTGACAGGCCCCGGGGGTATATATGCAGCTGCCGGGCTCCCGTACTTAGCCCCCCGCGCCCGATTCACAGAAAAAATACCCATCTCCAGTATTACAGATAACTACTACCGATACACCCAATAAGGATAAAGCTAAAGATATGGGTAATAATGGTACTCCAGATAATGATAGGGATAAATATACCCCTTAGATGTAGTACGTGGATAAATAATACATCCACACTATCTAAAGTAGTAAAGGTGAATATACATACTCTGGAATACGGTATAAGAATGAGCATAACACTACTGTAAGTACAAAGAATATATGATCCTCAACACTACGTTAAGTAAAGTTAGGGAATATATTTACTCCAGACTATGTATTACTTAGGGATAATGGATATAATACTACTTACAGTACAAAGAATAACAGTATATACCACTATTACAGACAAAATATATATATATTAATATAATAATAGAAAATGCCCGGCAGGCCTGTAAATATGTGGTGTTTGAGTGCTACAGATATACCCCTGAGAATCGCCATGATAGGGCAAATTTCGATTTTCAGATTGAAGTCGATAAAATATCCATCTGAGCATCAAAACCCGATTTACGGGCAAAATAGAGTGTTGGCAGAGAAGAGGTGTTAAAGGTATGGCTGATAATAATATCAAGATTGGGTATCTGCCTAAGAAGGGCATAGTCGAAAAGGGATCATATGGGTTAGGACAAAAGTTATCATTAACCCGAAGGGAATTTGAGGACTTTTTGTTGGAGGTAAGTGAATACCCTGACTATAACGAGTATGAAAAGTTTGGCAGGCGATACAAAGTAACCGGGGCGACTATCCGAAATATCCACTCCTTATACATTTGTGCGGGTAGAGATTTAGACAAGCTGGATTTTTGTTCGGAAGAACGCAAGGAGGCAAAGTGTGGAAAAAGCAGGTTTAGTGAAGAAACTAAAGGAATACGAGAATTACCGAATCTCTAACGGATGTGATGAACGTTTGGTTGATGCTATCTGTCTGGCGGTAGATGCAGCAGTAGAAGTAGGAGAACGGGACATAATATTACAGGCTTGCGGATCAGCGTTAAGTATAATCCGGGAATATATTAAAAACACTACAAAGAATACTTTTGAGGTTTTAGAAACGTATTCTCAGGAAATGAAACAGGGATATAAGGTTATAGACCAATACTATGGTGTATTGCATTATGCAGCCCGGTATAGTTTAGATGCCTTTTGTCTGTATGTTGAGAGGAACAGGAAACGCTCGGAACGTTTTTATGAACCGCGCCGGAAAAGACTAAAAGAGTTTGTCATAGCTATTGAGGACTTAGAGTATGACCGTTTGGATGAATTATACCTGCATTGTCCGCCCCGAATCGGCAAAACACAGCTGACCACACTTGCTACGGCATGGCATTGTGCGAGGAATGACGAAAAGGCTAACTTGTATGTCACATACAAAAATTCATTAGGCGGAGCGTTCCTTGACGGTGTTATGGAGATTATCCGTGATCCTACTTACGCCTTTTATGACGTATTCCCGAATGAGAGGATAATACATACTGATAGCGAGGCCCATAAGATGAACATGGGCAGACGTAAGAAATATGCCACATTATCCGGCAAGGGTATGGATTCAGGTCTTAACGGTGAGTTTGATGCGTCCGGGTGGCTGATACTTGACGATTTACATGAGGGTATTCAGGAAGTGCTGAACCCGGAACGATTGGCAAGGGCACAGACGATATTTGACAATAACGTACTCACCAGACGGAAAGCCGGATGTAAGATACTTGGTATCGGTACTATATGGGCGAACTCAGATATATTTAGTGACCGTGAGGAATTTTTGGCTACTAACCCGAAAGCGAAGAAGGTTCGGTGGAGGGTTATCAAGATACCTGCGCTTAATGAAAATGATGAATCGAACTTTGACTATGCTTATGGTGTCGGTTATTCGACAGAGGAATACCACATGACCAGAGCGAAATTTGAGCAGAATGGTGACCTTGCGTCTTGGGAGGCTCAGTTCCAGCAGAATCCTATTGACCGGGAGGGTACGCTTTTCAAGATTGAGGAAATGAAATTCTACAATGGCATACTCCCGGCGGAAGAACCTTTAAAGGTTGTATGTGCGTGTGACGTGGCGTTAGGTGGTGACGATTACCTGTCATTGCCGATTGCATACTGTTATGAGGATGGTTCGGTGTATATTGATGATGTGGTTTATGACAATTCCGAAAAGAAGGTCACTAAACCACAGGTAATAGAGAAGATCATCTACCACCATGTCACGTCCGGCTTTTTTGAGGCTAATCAGGGTGGAGAAGGTTACAAGGATGAAGTTAATGATGAACTGCTTAAAAAGGGGTTAAAGATTAATCTGCAATCAAAGTATGCGCCTACTGACAAACGTAAAGAACAGCGTATCTGGGATAAGGCGGGCAGCATCAGAGAGTATTATTTCCGGGACAGTTCTTGCAGAAGTCCTCAATATCAGAGGTTTATGCACAACCTGTTTAACTTTAACTTTAAACAGCGTGGCAAGAAAGTCCATCAGGATGCTGCCGACAGTTTGGCTACACTTGCTTATTTCCTTGAAGGAACGTGGGGAAATGCCAAAGTTGAAGCGGTAATGAACCCGTTCCGACGGAAACAATATCTTGTATGAGCCGGGCAAGTATACTAAAAAAAATACACAAAATATGCAAAAAGTTCTTGACTTCGCAGATTGAAGCGTTATAGGTAAAATTAGAAAGATATAAAATCTGATATATGCGTCCTACGCAAACTTTAGGGTTTGCGAGGGCGTTTTTTCTTTTAAGGGCAATGGGAGGCGTAATGAACACACGAAGATTTCAGGACTTGGTAAAGGGTCAGTACGGACGGAAAACTGCATATGTTGACTTTTCAGAAGTTACGCCTGAGAACATTCTGAAAATCATAAACAAGGGTGCATCTACGCTGAATTGGAACAGACCCATTATCCGTTACCTACATGATTATTACAAGGGCGATCAGCCTGTATTGTACCGGGATAAGACAATCCGTGATGATGTTAATAATCCCTTGGTAGAGAACCATGCGTTTGAGATTGTCAGTTTCAAGAACGCTCAGACATATGGTGAACCCGTACAGTGCGTCAGCTTAAAGAATGACGAGAAGATAAACAACGGTGTAGACAAACTGAATGACTATCAGACAAATGCAAATAAGCGTGTTGTTGATATTCTGTGCGGTGAATGGACTTCAAGTGTCGGTACAGGATATAAGGCAATCCAGAGAGTTAAAAACAGTACCGTTCCTTACAGACTTATCGCTCCGTCACCCATGAATACGGTAATCGTATATTCGTCAATAACTTTTGAACCGCTTTTAGCTATGCAGCAGTTAAAGGACGAGAACGGAGAGCAGTATTATCAATGTTTTTCTGAGTTTCTGGAATACACTTACAAAGGCGGTAAGGTTTCTCCCGGAACTATCCATGCGTTCGGTGGAATCCCCATAGTCGAATATCCCAACAATGCCGACAGGCTTTCGGACATTGAGTTGGTTATCACTATCCTTGACGGCATCAACGAAACCCAGAGTAACCGTATCGATTCCGTGGCACAGTATGTACAGAGCTGGTTTAAGTTCCTTAACTGTGAGGTTGATGAAGATACCTTCAAGAAAATGAAGATGCAAGGGGCAATCGTTGTCAAGTCAAACAATGGTGACGGCAGGGCAGACGTTGACCTTATATCTCAGGAACTGAATCAGGAAGGTACACAGATAGCCAAAGATGATCTTTGGGATTCGGCTCAGAGTATTCTGGCTATCCCGAACAGGGAAACACAGAACTCCGGCGGCGATACGTCCGGGGCTGTGCAGCTCAGAGCCGGGCATGACCTTGCAAGACAGAGAGCCAACTTAAAAGACCCCTTTGTTATCGCGAGTGACAAACGTTTATGCAAAGTCGCATTAAATATCATCCGTCAGGAAAAGGGTGTGGATGAATGTCCTTTAACTCAGCTTGATTATGACGTACAGATAGTCCACAGCCCGACAGATAACCTTTTGGTCAAGTCAGAAGCCCTTGAAATCCTGTTACGTTCCGGCATACATCCTTTGGTCGCAATCAAGGTTACAGGCCTTTGGGGTGACAGCGAAAAGACTTATATCCAGAGCAAACCTTATCTGGATGCCTTATGGAAGTCATTAGATAAAGTGATAGAGCAGGAGAATCTGCAGAAACAGCTTATCGAAGCTCAAAAGCTCTTAAAGGAGCGTGACCTGAATGGCGGCGAGAACGTTTGATGAATTAAAAATCATCCGGCAGGAGATTGATGATGCGTATATCCGAAGGATAATTACTGAGGATTACGAGAAAATGGACTTGGATGAAGAAGATAGACAGAAACGTATCAAGACCTGTTGTGAATTTGAACGTGCGGTAAGAAATCTCTTTATGCTTATTGTTGCCGGAGAGATTACAGAAGAAGAAAGTGTCAGGCGGTTAAATAATGATTACACCCGGATTATCGGCGGTGAGTATCTGACTATATTTACAGATATATACAATCATCTGAAACCTATAATCACCGTAATCTTTATGAATCTGGATTCGATTTTTATGACCTCAGCCAAACATAGCGTTGACATAGCAGAATCAGAGGTTAATGCTGTTGCGAACCATAATGGGATGTTGTCAGCTTACGAAAATGGACACACTGAAAAATTATGGGTGCCGCAGATGGATAATGCCGTTAGAGATTCACACGCAATGATGGCAGGTGTAAAAGTAGGGATTTTAGATTACTTTTCAGTTGGAGGGATAAAACTCCTTTATCCAAATGATTGGAAAAGTGTTGAAGAACAGGGGGCAACTACAATGGCTAAGAAACAGATTTGTGGCTGTAGGTGTTCTGTTCAATATATGTGATATTAATTTGACCTATAAAGGTCAGTTAATAAATATAGCAGCTATGCGATAAATAGCAGACCCGGAGCGGAGAGAACCGTGTTAAAAAACGTGGGAGGAAGGAATCAATATGACAAGAGAACAGGCAAAGGCGGCAATGGTTGGCTTAGGTGTAGCTGAACCTAATGAGGATCAGATTACAGCTTTTTTAAACCAGATTAATGGGGCTGTTAAATCCGAGAGGGACAGAGCTGAAAGATACAAGGCTGAGGCTGACAAGGTAACAGACTTACAGGCTCAGTTGGACGAACTTAACAATAAGGGTTTGTCTGATGTGGAAAAAGCTAATAAGGCTACGGAAGCTGCGAATAACCGTATAGCGGAGTTGGAGAAATCTCTCAAAACTATGCAGACACAGAAAGAGTTGGCTGCTCTTGGCATTACAGGTGAAGATGCTGATAAGTTCTTTAACGAGGATGGCAGTCTTAACTTCACTACTCTTGGTCAGATATTGACCACTAAAGAAAAGAACGCCGCAGCCGCAAAAGAAGCCGAACTTGCAGGAAAAGCAAACAATCCCGGTGGAAGTAATGGCGGTGGCGAACCTGAAAAATCTGTAGCCGAAACCTATGCTGAGGGTTATGCAAAGCGTATGACCGAAGGCGGTAAGGCACAGGGTGATGCAATGGCATCATACTTAAAATAATCCGAAAGAGAGGAAAAAGATTATGAATTTCACTTCAAACGCAGT